GTAACACTGTTGTATACGTGAACAGCAGTTTCAAACGTGCCATACATAGCCCCCTTGAAATCAGTAAGGGTTTGAACCTCAGTATCAGGGCTGTTTTCTGTCAGCGTTACAAGTGGCTGTAACATCGTGCGGTCTTTGTAGCGCAGGTTCGCAGTAGAGTACCACGCCCTGTCAGCGTCTTTAGACGGATCAGCAATTTCTATGCCAATACCACCACGAAAGTCCCCCATGTTCCATTCAGAAGCGTGAGGGTTGTCTGCCGCAGATGACTCGCCAATAACAATTTTGCCTGGTTGTTGGGACGCATCGAACAGGCGAACCTTACTCTTAGACCAGTACGCCTTATTGTTAATGATGATTGAGTTACGCTGCACAGCACGGTCGTTAGCCATTACCCAACCTTCTGTTCTATTCCGAATGCTGTAAAAGTAATGTTGTTTGCTATTGATGACCTTACAGCAATGTTTCCAGCAGGGTTGTTTAGGTAAAACGGCCCTTCAAGGCGAACAGACGCATTCGCTACTGCTGCCGTATCGAAAACAATAGCGGTAGCGTTAGAGTAAGTTGACCCGTCATCGTCAATAAAAACACGATAAGTAGCCGTTCCACCCGCAACTTCAGTGATGTAAATAACGTCAACACGGTACTCAAAGCCTCGTGTTGGGGAAAAAAGACTAGCGGCGTTGGTGTCGGCAGGCATCAGTTGCCCAAGTTGCTTCCACGCCATTAGTCATCAATCCAAACTGTCCCACTAGGAGCCTGCTGGCTTGTTAGCGCACCAAGAGCCAAAGCCTCATACTGATCCGCTTCAAGATATGCAGCATCTCTGTTGCCATCACGGCGATCACCCCTAGCACGAAGCAACATAGCCATTGCCTTGTTTATTATGTACTCAGGCTCTACATCACATGAGGTTGCATCTGCGTCTAACTCTGTTGGCTTTTTCACACCAATCAATTTGATAAGTGCGTAAGAAGAACCAGCAGGTGCGTCGGCGTAAACAATAGAGAACGAACGGTTGTCTTTATCCCATTTGATAGCGTTTCGGTGAATAGTCACCCAGTCTTCTGAGTTAGCGACTGTGGCTCTAATTGCGTCTATCTGGTAAGTAACCGCACCAATATCAACGTCGTACTCAAGACCAACAGAAATAATTGCTGAGTCAGACAATGGGTTAGAAAGTGCCAGTCTCACGTATGTCCAAGTCCCGGCTGTAATAGCAGGCAAACTTAGTAGTTCTGTCTCAGTAGCAGCGTTAGCCGTAGTCGAAAGAACTAGCTTTACCTGACCCGAAGTAAGCGTGACTGTGGACTTGAACCAGAACTCTACGTGTGTGAACTTTGAGAGATCAAGACTTACTTTTTGGGAAGCTATGATGTCTCCCGCAGTCCCAGACCCAGTTATCACAAACTTGTTAGACGCAGCACCTTCGCGCCGATCTTCCGTTTCAGCGGAAACTGTTACGCCCGTGCCTGAAGACTCAGACCACGCACTATCACAGTTCTGAATTACCTTTTCGGTTTGATTCAAACGAACTTGAATTTTGTTGATGCCAACTACTGAAGTCGGAATAGAGAAATTGTTTATCGCAGAAGATGTATGTAGGGATATGTCACGTAGCGGTGGAGAACCCTTGCGAGGTATCGCACGTATAGCACGATTGATTGCACGATGTACCCTTCTTGGGTCTAAGTCTCTTTGCCAAAGTTCGTAGGTGTCACCGTCTGCAACAACCGCAGCTAGAACATCACCACGCAGTGTCCCTGTGGTAGAAGACCCTGTGTAGTCATTGACTAGCCTAATTACTTCATCATTGGTTCCTGAAGTACCGCGCCAGTACCAGCCATTGATGTAATCATCTGTAGCTTCTAACTCTGCATCGACAAAAGTAGAAGTAGAGCCACCGGAAGTAGCAGTGTGAGACTCGTACCCACCGTACTGCTCACCGATACTTGCAGCAATTTCTTCTCTGGTCTGTGATATTAGAACTGCGATGACAAACCTCTATACGTGAATCTTTTTGTGTGTGTAGTAGGCTGCGGTACGCGACCTAGCTTTTGCAGCATTATTTGTCCAGTCACACTCAGGACACGTTCCAGAGGAGGTCTTCCAAACCTCAACAGGCACTTCGGGTGCTGGAGTTGTTTCTACGGGCTGTGTGACATCAAGAATAGCTTCTGGACTGCTATTTGGCATCAGTTGTGAAATAGTAAGTTCCCGAATCTTACGTTCTTGGTCTTCTCGATCTTGGTCACGAGCCTCAGTAATAGCAGCCCACTCAGACCTGTGACGGTTTTGTGCGTGGGTTCTAACGTCAAGCATCGTGCGGAGGTTCGACTTATTACAAGTTCCAAGCCCTAAAGATTCGTGGTATTCACGATCTGGGTGGTTCTCATGCAATAAGCAAAGGTACTCTCCAACCTCAATCGGAGGAGCGTCTGCCCTGCGAGTAGTAAATATTCGTTTCCCAGTTTCAGGGTCAGTTTTACCTAGTTGAGTTGACAGCATGTTGTTGTTGATAATGGAAGCCTCTCCATTACGAATGTCATAAACAACTGACTTGCCTGCCGACGATGCTTCTTCAACAATCATTGCATACGGATCGTCTGCTGTTGGAGTATGGGTAAATGAACCTTCTTTTAGATCGGTGTCATCAATAGCATCTTGCGCTTCTAATGCAAGTTCATGCACAGATGTTCCATCAAGGCTGTTATTGCCCATATCTGCCATCGTATGTAGCTGTTCTTTTGTAACGGCCATTAGTTCTTCCTCTTTCGGGCTTCACGTTTTTCACGTTCATTGTGATACGCCTCAACCCATTGTTCCGGTGTCCCCGTTGGTGATACGTCGTATGCGTCATCAGAGAATCCTTTCAAACGCATTTCATTCGCCATATCACGAAGACTTCCTACTGTTTCATAAACTCCACCAGTAGAAGGATCGCCACCAATAATGTTAATTGGTTTTGCTCCAGCAAATAAATCAGACCTACCAAGGGCTTCTTTATATGTGGCTATTCTATCGTTCCTGACAACTTTTAGTTCTTGGAAACGGTGTGATCCGTTACCTGACTTGTCAGCATCGTATTCACGCAACAAGAACGAAGGCTCGTCGTTAGATACATAAAAAGCTATTGCATCAATCATTTGACTCCTCTAGCCCTCGCATTAGTTGTTGCCCCCGCCCCGAAGGGCGAGGGCTTTATTTACCTATTGACTAGGCGTTCCAGTCACGGTTTGCCTTGACGAGAATGTAATCCACATCAAGAGTCTCAATAGCGTTCCCCTTCGCTTCAACACCGACACAAAGGCCAAGGTTGACAGAAGTAGAAGCAGCACCTTCAACGGTCTTTTTCAAGTCACCGTCAATGTACCAACGAGTGTCACCGTTAGGAGCAATCTCAAGTCTAAGAACTTGCCACTCACCAGCAACAGCATCATCATCCAAGTCTAATGACCCAGAAGCTGTAACAGCACTGGCAGTACCACCGTTGTAAACAGCGTGCCAATCTTCATCATCAGTAAGTTCTGCTGACAATAAGAAACCAACGAAGTCCGAAGCAGTGTTCGTTATCGTTGTGCTAGCACCGTGTACAACATCGGTCTGGATCGAAAGCGTTTCAGGCGCAATGTCTGAAAAGCCAATGAATACCTCTTTAGTATCGAGGTTTTCCATTTGAACACGAGTTTCAAGAATAAGTGTTCCACTAAGGGCAACATCAAATGCTGCCTGAGTGCCGACCATAGTTGTGTGGTCTGTTTCATTAGTTGTGGTAAGCCGACCAGCACCAGAAAGAATCCCGGCAATAGTTGGAACACCAGCGTCAGTTTCAGCACTACCCTGACCACCGACACAAAACGGGCCAAGTGACCGAAGTTCAGCAGTATTTGCTACGGAATCTTCACCGTAGAAGTCGTAGAAAAGTCGGATGCGACCCGGCTCTCCTTGAGCGTTTATAGCCATTTTTTATTACCTCGTCCCCTTACCGATAAGGCGGGTTTGGGACTAATTGTTTATCTAACCTACGATGTAGGAGCAGTTGCGTCCGACAAGATTTCGTAGAGCCAGTTACCCACAGAGCGTTCTCCGTAAGCATATTCGTCACGATGTAGAACTTCAGTAGCACCGCCACCAAGTTTCTCGTTACGAACCGTCTTTACCCAAGGCATTCGAGCCTGGACACAGATGATCGCACCGTTTGCACCTGAAGCAAATACTCCACCCTTGGCATCGTCAGCGGAATCAATAGTGATGTTGTCATCCGTGTATGCCTGTGCGTTTGCAATAGGCAAGTTGAATGAGTTCTTGAACACATCAGCCGTTAAGCCAGTTGAGATGTCGTAAGTTCCAACACCTGCTACCAGTTCGTCAAACAGGTCTTTCATCTGGAAGGAGTGAAGCACGAATGCAACAGGCCCATCCCAAGGTTCACTCGTGTTACCACGAATGCGATACGCTGCTGCTGCAACGTGACCACTCGTAAGAGTAGTACCTGCACCACAAAGAGAAGTAGATGCACCGTCAAGAACAGTTAGACCGTCTTTGTCTTTCTGTCGTTCAATCGCCTGCTGACCAAGTGAGCCAACTTTAGCGAAGACGTTCTTCGACACGTTTCGAGCAGCACGGTCAGTGATGACTGTGTGAACCGAAATAATCGAAGGCGTTACAGAAATCGCACTGTCAGAAAGTTCCTGTGGGTTGTCTTCCTCAGTTGTCTCTGTGATTGCCGAAGCATTTAGTTTGGCAAGATCAATCTCTCGCCAGTTATTGCCAACACCTGCGCCAAGCGTCTGCTTGTCAACAATTTGGGTCATTACACCCTTGTACTCACGGACATTTCGAGCCGCACTTACCACGGTAGGTAGTGAATCGCTCAAACTATCAGTAATAGTTTGTCCAGTTGCCATTTTTATTTTTCCTTGCGACTAACCAAGGTTGACTCCCATTGAACGCATGACCTTATTTGCACGAGCATGATCGTTAGAATTGCCCTGTGCATAAACAGTGTTCAGCCATTGCTGATCTGTTATCGTGCCACCTTGCCCAACACCACCGTCGAAAGTATTAGTTTCGCCACCGGAAGGAACCTCTGCTTGTTTAGCCGCTATTTGTTGTTTTCGTAGGCTCTCAGCTTCGCCAAGAACCTTTGCTGCCTCTACGACCATAGCGGGGTCTGAGTAACCTTGGAGCAATGCCCGTTGGTTCTCAGGAACACCGTGCTGTCGCATCATCTCGTTAACCGAAGCATTCTTAGAAGTTATTTCCGCAGCCTGGTTTGCTTGCTGAAGCTGCTGCTGTAAAGCATTAGCCCTTTGCTCAGCTTGGTAGCTAACCTTGGCCGTATTAGCTTGCTGTGTAGCAAGCCTATTAGCCGCTGCTTCATCGTAACCTTCTGCAACTAACTGGGCTTCCAGTGATTGTGCATAACCACGAACTTCTGCTTCTAAGACCTGATCTGAGTACGTTGCCT